CATTAAAGTGTCCACTCATTCCCCATTTGGGGTATTTGAGTGGTTATAATAGGTACATACCAAACAAATCCTTCTCACTATGGACAAAACTTCAAAGATAATGCAAAGAATACTACAGGTTGAAAACTTTCAGAATGTTGCCTGTGTATGTGCTAACTGGGCAGAATTCTGTCAAGAGTTAGCAGAGTGGGGTGTTTACGGATGTGCTAAAATCGATTTTGATGACACTGACCTAGACATCACTAGACTAGATGCTTTCATGGTATCTGAAAATGGATATATCAGGGAGGTTGCTTAAATGTCTGAACTATTAAACAGTTACACATTTGAAGCAAAGAAAATTGTTTACTATTCAGTAACAGTTGGTGCAGAGAATAAAACAGAAGCAAAGAGAATTGCATCTGATTTTGAACATTGTCAACATTATGAAGAGGTTGAGTATTGTGATGGATATGAATACAAGGTAGGTAAACTACTAGAAACAACTGATGAAAAGTGGTTAACATGAGACAGTTTAGAAACTGTCACACAGTTTCCCCAAACGTATCTCTGACCCCTTATAATAAGTACATACCAAACAAATCCTTCTCACCATGACAGTTCCAAATCTAACCTCACTACAATGGGATGAACTCATTTCCCAGTATGTTGATCTATGTGTTGATAGCATGGACTATGACTCTTTAGAAGAGTTTGTACGTCAGACTCTAACAGATGATTTTGAGCAAATTCAATCTAGGCATGAGTTAATTGATGAGATCAGACTTTCATTTGATGAGGAAACATTGAATGACTTGGTTGATAATGTCACTAACTACAACCCAACTGTCCTTGATATTAACCAAACTGGAGGTCAATTCTAATGTCAGTTATCACTTCACAACTTGACACTCTATCAGATGTATTGGAAGACTTCTGCACTAAGCATAACCTAGAGTTGCATAGTGCTGACGATATTCTCTTCGGTGCTTCAGATACTGAATTAACAGATTATCAAAAAGATTGGTTGAGAAACTACATCGAAATCTGGGACATCATTGCAAACTACTAAGGAGGATTTAACATGTTCATTGTATTCACCGAACCAAAGAAGTTCACCAAAAGTTATAAAGAGGCATGTCAAATTGCTGATACTCATTATAACATGACTGGTGAAATCGTAGCAGTTGAAGACAGTTCAACTGATGTTATTTCATTCCCTAGCGATCACTAACTTTTCTTTTTACTATGCACGATTCTACTCTTGATCTTTTCTGTAATCACACTCCAGACATTGACACATTTAGTGATGTGGTTGACGATAATCAACACCAGATAGAGACCATGCGTGATGCTTACTACCATGCCATGACAAATTGTGCTGAGGATGGTAGACCTGATGATGCTGTAAGCATTTATGAGGAGTGGTGTGTTGACGGTGTTGACCCTGAAGAGGGTAATTATGTATTCACATTTTTACCTGATCTTACAGAGGATGCGGAATAGTTCCGCACTTTAAATACTGGCAGTAGGGTTCAATCATTTTGAAGAATTGACTTCTTATATGATTACTATGTAAGTCCAGTTTTTGTTCATTCATTCTTATTATTATGTCACCTAACTTTGCTGAATTCCTGCTTGACTCTGCCAACAATGGTAACGAGATCCTAGCAGTTCTTGATGACATTGTTGAAGTAGTAGAGACAGGAGGATCTGATTTATAAAATGAATTAGAACAGCAGTCAAGCGATTTTGTGCCAGTGTGAGAAGTGGTACAAGGTCGCTTGATTTTTGCCTTAATCTGTGCTATGCTACGCATATGAATAATTCAGTTATACGTGAGTTCTATCCTAATCTCCTTCAAAAAGGATACACTTGTTCAGAGATCCGTCAGGGATCTTCTAAGACTTCCGAGGTTAAGGAAGTGCCCGATTGGGCAAAGTCTCGTTATGATACTTATGATGAGTATCTTGATGGACTTCACGACTTTATGAACGGAATGTAGGACAGTATATAAACTGTCACTCGAATTCCCTAGGGTGTACCATGTGCCCCTATAATAAGTAAGTACACAAATGGAGGTTTTTTAAATGCTCGCTTCACTACATTTTGGAAGACACTTCTGGTTAGATGAGGATCAAGAATTTTGCTCTTGCCCTACATTCGTAGATGGTACACCAGATTTGGATCATTGGGATTATGTGTCAGAGTGGACTGACCTAGAGGGATTAAACCTAGACAAACTGCTCTACATTCACAGAGATCTTATACAGAGTGACAAACTACAAACTGTCACATAAATCTCCCAAAATGCCCCCTTGTGTGTGTATAATAGGTATATACACGAAAGGAAATTATGTCAGTTCTACATCATGAAGCACTCTACGAAACTTGCATGGACGAGTCATTTGAAGAGTACATGCGTATCAGTGGTTTATCAAGTGATGATTTGGAGGACTGGATCAAAGTCAACCCTTATGCACTTGACTGGATTGAGAACCTAGCATACAAAAAGTTTCAAGATCTCTGCCAGTAGAGATCCCCACCAAAGCAAACCTTTATTCATTTTTTAATTATGTCATCTTTCACTTATTCAGAATTTCAAGAAGTTCTAAACCAGTTACCTTCCTTTGTAGAGGATTTTGGTGCTGACCTAGATTTTGCATACGACTGGGTTGCCGATCAAATCGGGTTTCCTACATTCGCATCTAATGACGCATTATACGATCAGTTTTATCTTGCGTATCAAAATGCTGTGACACTCGATTAAGTGGCACTCTAAGCATATACAAGTGCCTCGTATGCCTTATAATAGGTACATGAGGGACAAACCTCACCAAATTATTTCTTCTCACTATGCGTAAAATTGAAACTCAGATGAACAGAGCAATCAGAACTCAGTCAAATTGGGCGGGTTCTAACACTACTGTTTTTACTGCTGATAATGGTCTACATTCTAAAGTGTTCCTACATGGAAATCACATTGCTACCTATTTTCACGTTGAGAGAGAGTTACAACTTTTTGATGGCGGTTGGCAGTCAAATACAACTAAGTCTAGACTAAATGCTTTATGTGATGAGTTTGCATACGGTTGTGGAGTCTTTCAAAAGAATTGGACTTGGTTCGTATCTAATCGCCTTTCAGGTATCACTTCACAATTTTTCAACGGTCAAACCGTAGGAGCATAGGATGAGATTTTTTTTAATCGCAGTTGTTTTGGTCGTTGGTGCTAATCTAGGCATCAACGCCATTAACTCAGTTAAGCAAATACAGGAAGACAAACTAGATCGCCTTTGTAAAATCGATTATAGTTTTTGTACTCCTGACACTAAATAAAAACACTATGAGGGAGGAGGATGAAGAACAGATTTAAGCGAGGTCAGTTCATCATCTATGAAGGACGCTCTGCTTATATCAATTTCGTTTCAGACCAATACGTCACGGTCTGCACCCATGAAACTTTGAAACCACCTGAAGAAGCGGAGCACTCTTTATCTCCAATTCGTCAAGTGAATGTATGTGTGAACTCTATATACTGGGATCAGATTTTCCCAGACCCTGAGAGACCATACAATAGGTTTTCCACAGAGTACACGGAAATTGTGGAAAACATTAAATAAATCTAGGTGTGTGTTTTATCTCTCTGGAAATGTGTTCAGGTGATGCACTCTTAGCACGTCTCCTAACAGAAGTCAAGTCACTCCGAACAATCTCCGAGACCCTTGACAATAACTCCGAGGTCGTGGTATAATGAACCATGAGAGGGGTTCAGAAAAATCCTATCTACTAACAGTTGCCAATGCACTATACAATCTACGATGACCAACAAATTCTGAGAGGTCAATTCAAATCAATCTACGATTTGGAGAGGTACATTGACGGCATCCGCATTGAACGTGGAGAACAGTTTCCCAATACTCCGAGGTCATCACCGTTTGACTATGTGAAGTCAATCGGTTGGTACTGGGAGATAGCAGACAATCATGGGGTTGACAAGGTGGCAGCATCCGAGGTATAATAGAGACATGAAGAGGGAAACCACTATGTAACAACAATTGCCTACAGATTACATGCACTAAGTTATAACAACTGTGACAGTGCTAAATGATACATAGGACAGTTAATTTGCCCCCCGTTAATATTAAAACGAGCCACTACCCTAACCTACAAAGGTTCCCCAGAGCGATTGATATATAATTCCAATAAAGTTTTCCACAGGTATTAAAAAATTTTCCACAGGTAAAAAATGAGTTTTAACATTGTTTGGGGATCTTACTTCTATTGGAGATATGAGATTCCCAATTTTGATGAGTTTCTTTCTAAAATAGAAACTTATACTGAGAAGGATGTTGATAATACAAAATTTAATTGGGGTAATAGTTGTGAGAGTGATAAAATACTCTTAGCACCTGAAGATTGGCAAAGTTTAATACAACCCAGTTTAGATATATTAAGTGAGGATATTTGTAGAAATTTTAGATATGAGAAGTTCCCTTATGATTATAGGATGCTTAATCCTTGGATAAATTTTTATCGACGTAATCAATATCAAGAAATTCACAATCATGTTGAAAATTCTTTAGTGTGTGTTATGTTTTTTAATAAAGGTCCAGACTTTTCAAGTTTTTACTTTTATGACAGAAACAACACATGCCTTGACGAAAATACGAAACGACTGCTACAATATAGCAATAACCATCATGTTGATTATAAAGCAGGTGAGGTCATTTTCTTTCCTGGTCATATGTTACATGGTGTTACTCCTCATAAGAGTGATGAGGTTAGAAAAACGTTTTCAGTTAACTTCAATCTAACAACAGTATAACAATTCATGGCACATTTAGTTTATTGGACATTCTCCGAGATACCTTCAGAGATGGTTGATGTTTTAGTTAAAGATTTAAAAAAATATGATGAAGCAATAGCAGACTCAGTAGTACGAGATAAGGATGGAAATCCTTCACTAGAAAAATCTGAGAGTATAAGAAAAAGTGGGAATGCGTGGATTGATGGTAGTAACTGGGTAGCTGGATTTGTATGGTATTATATTATGAAAGCAAATCATGAAAATTTCATGTATGACATAGAAGGTATTGATAGTAATGAACTTCAATATACCGAGTATCAGAAGGGGGAATATTATAATTGGCATATTGATGATAATATAAACAGATTAATGATAAATGATAAGGTATTAAGTAGTGCTGATAATCATGGAGAAAATTTAGCGATACTTAATGGTCAATATGTAAGAAAGTTATCATTTTCAATTCAACTTTCAGATCCAGAAGATTATGAAGGTGGGGAATTAGAATTTCAAGTAAACAATTTTAATTCTCGGAAGCGAGGAGATTTTACTTTAGATGAAACTATTTCTGCACCAAATAAAAAAGGTAGTGTAATTATATTTGATTCGAGAGTAAAACATAGGGTATGTGAAGTTAAATCTGGTGTTCGTAAAAGTTTAGTTGGATGGGTTGTTGGTCCAAGGTGGAAATAGATATGCAAGATACACGTACATGGGCAATGGAACAATTGATAAGAAAGGAGTCCTTTCTAGACCCTAGGATGTATGCCTGTGCTGATTGTTATGCATCTACATTCGTCTCTCAAGTAGAGAATGATCTATATACACTATGGATGGAGTGGAAAGCGAATAATCCCACAGACAATCCCCAAGTAATTAACCGCCTATAGAGATATGTCCCATAGATTCACAACCAAACTCGAAGAAGATGATTTCGGTGATTTAATTGTCACGATACCTTATGAAGTTTGTGAAGAACTGGGATGGGATCTCAACCAAGAGTTAGATTATGATATTACAGATGACGGTACTGCATTCACACTGAAGAAAACAAATGATTGACGAAACCCCAAACATAACTGAACCAGTAGAAGAAACTGCTGAAGTTTCTGGTGTCACTGGAGAACAGATAGGAGAGGCTATAAAGAATATTAATGAGTGCCTGAAACTGCTCGGAAATCGCCTCAAAGAGGTAGAAGGATATGTTTCCGAACTACCTACCCCCGCCAAGACTTATTACAAACCAGAGGGGTATGACGACTATATGAACTTAGCAGGAAATTTTACCGAAATCTATAAGAGGTTAGACAAGATAGAAAATGGGATGTAAAACTAATCAATTTACAGATATTTGTGGGAGAGTACATTGTTATAATTACACAGCACCGAATCCTCCTACGGTAGGATCTTCTGTGGGCGTGACGATTGAATACAAGGAATATCCACATTCCTTCATCCGTGACCCCGACGCTATCCACAGTTATAACATACCTGATAGGGATAACGATGCTATTATGCATCCATTTTACCTAACTGAATACGAATCTCCACATATACCATCGGCAACTTGTGGAATGGCAAGTAAGACTGACCCTTGTAGTGGAGGTTGGACTTTTGGTCGGGCAGAATTTGATGCAACTATAATTAACTTGGATTTTTGTCCAACTATGTTGTCATTCGACTTCCAATATTCTGATACTTGGTTTTCATATATCTACGATACGTCTGATGAAGCAGGTCATATTGGCACAGCAGCATATTGGTTAGAGGATGATGAAGGTACTGTTACAACTGTAGTACTTCCTACTGGTACGCCAGGTACACCTGGTTATGATCCAGGTAGTACTACTAATGTTTATTCTGGTGTTACTGCTTGTATTCCTTGCACTAACTTCACGTGTACCCCCGCCAAAACCACATTAAAGTATGAGGGATGTGAAGATTTAACTGGAGACCCAGATTGTCCACATCCTACACTATTTGCTATTGATACCGACTCACTGAAGATTGCATTTAGTTATGATCAGTTTGCAACTACAGTACCTAATGGTGTTACAGACTTCGAACTTAGTTTTGATGGTGTAACCTATGCTGATGGATGGAATGCAAATACGTTAGAAGGTATTGATTATAATTCATCTCAAAATCCATGGACATATCAAGATGCTGGTGCTTCTGATTTTGAAATCTTTGATATTAATGATGGGGCAAACGCAGCAGATTTTAGAATAAAGTTTAGAATTGAGCCTAGATATGACGATTCTGCCGCACCACCTGAATCAAATACAGTCATGCTTGGCACTAAGTGGACATGTACTGAGATATTAAACAATGGAACAGGATTTACTGTAGGTCAAGTATTCCCATTATCTACCGTAGTTGCTCTAGTGGGCGGTGGAACGGCAACTATGACGATTAATTTGAAAGTTACTGCCGTTGGTCCTAGTACTACTCTTTCTGGTGGTGACGTTACTGATATTATGAGAAAGGGTGATAAGATCAATGGACACACAATTACCCGCACTTTTCACACTGAAGTAGGATTATTTCCGTATCATGTTGCGTATGTTGACGGATCTGGTAGTAATTTTACTAAAGATACGCAATATACCTCTGATAGGAACCATGTTATCACCGTAAAAGCGGGTTTTGGGATTGTTGATCGTGCAATTATGCTAGGTTTATACGAATTTTTGGATAAATCTCTTCAATATGTTACGGGAGACGTTAATCAGAAGGCTCCAGACATCTTTAATAGCGTAATTTACCCTTCAGCATGGATTTCTCTTAATGAAAATGGCGGAATTAGTGATATAAACATCTCTGGAGGCGTTTATCAGTTCAATACTGGAAATATGGACGACTTAAATCCCACTGCTCAGTTAACTGGATACGCTAGTGGTGAAGATATTGCGACTACTGGAGGTACTGGAAGCGGATTAACAGTCGATATTGAAGTTGGTGCGATGCTTGATGATACAAGTAACGTTTTAGTTGACCGCATTTCTAGTGTAACAGTGAATCAACCTGGTACTGGGTACACTGTAGGTGATAAAATCACTATTTCGGGTGGTGCTGCAAAGATACAAGTGAAAGAAGTCACTAATGGAGGAGCAAATTTGGACAAATTGTCAGGACCACCTGTATTAGATATTACTAGTCCTGATGATGACGGTAATTTCATACCAAATAAGTCTACAGATGACGGAAACCCAGATTTTGTTCTTACAACCACTGATAGTAACCTTAAATTTGAGGTTGTTACAAAAGATAATGGTACTGATTTGGAAGTTGTTACAGATTCTGGTGGAAATAATGAAACAGCAAAAATAAAAGGCAATTTTAGTGGTGGATCATTAACTTCTGTTGACATTCTTAATCCAGGAAAGGGATATTCTGCAAAAATAAGACCGCAGTTAGTTGTTGTTAATGTAAATGAAGAGACAATTGAGAACACTAAGAATGAAGCAAAAAGAGATGATTTGGTTGATGAGTATCATAATATGTTAAAAACCCTTCCAGAGGGCGATATAAGTGCATCTGCGGATGATTTAAAGTCAATTGAGGACTCTTACGCTGAAGTTCCTGCAGAAACCGACAATATTTTTAAAAATGCTCCTATGCAAATTAAAATGGATCCTGAAAGAGACCGTGTACATCAACGTAGTCAACGTAAATTACAAACATTTCAAACAGATCCATTAAAAACACGTATTATACCAGATTATGACACGGATTTTCTAAAAGATACTCCAATCGATGAAGAGTATAAGCAAGAAATTATAGACCATAAGAAAAAAGAACAAGAAACGGTTTTAAAAAATATTGACGATATTACTCAACAAGTATATCCTGAATTTGTTAATTTTGACGAATCTAAGGTACAGACTAATGTAGGTAGTTTTACAGAATTACCACATGCGTCAACTTATACTAAATACCTTATGCGGCAGTACCGCCCCGATCCTCAAAAACTTCAAAAGTTGACAGTAACTTTAGGTTGTACACCTGTTAATATTGGTAAATCACATTTTGTATGTAATCAACCAACAGCAACACCAAACACAGATACTGGTGTAATTAATAATGGTGATGGTACAACTACTCAAGAAGTGCATATATTCTCTTTTGGAAATCTTGTAAGAGGACCAGGTTGTCAACCTTGGACAGCAAGTGGGGAAATGTCGATCTGGCATAATCTTACTAGAGATGCTAATACGGTGGTACGGGCAGCAGCGGCATATGGTAATCCATATGATGAATAAAAAGGGAGGACAATAGAATGCCATTAGCAGCAAGACCAATAAGTATGGGTGCAGCTGCACTGTTCATGGGAACTTGCAGTGGACACGGAACAGGATGTGGATCAACTCACCATCCAGGACTAGGAGGAGGTACTCTTCCTGGTTGTATAAAACCACCGAAGGATCCAAAGATCGTGATGAAACCTGTAAAACTCATGGATTCCACGACTTTATGGCCACCATGCCCACAGACTCCTTTATCACCGATAGTAAGAAATGTCCTAATTAATAGGATTATTCCTATTATCGATCAAGATGAATTAATTCCACATCCAACACCAACTGTGCATAAAGCATGTTATACTGGAATTCCAAAAAAATGTCCGCCAGGTTGTACTCCCAATCCTGCTTATTGGTGTACAGTTGGTATTAGAGGTGGTCGTGAGGCTGCTGTAGGACACGCTCGTCAACATCAAGCTACTATTAAGACCGTTTTTATTAACGGAAGAAGAGCAGGTGTATTTGGAGATCCATTTGGCACTAATACTGTGGCATATCCATGCAATTCAGTAGTAACTGGATGCAGCAAAAACGTTTTTTTAGGTTGTACTAGAGGTTAATTATGGCAAAAATGAAGCAAAGTCTTTTAGGTGGCTCTTATGTAGAGGCAATCCCAAAGAAGACTAGACAAGGAAGAGGAAAGCACTCAAAATACTCTGCTACAAGCAGAAATGGAGCAAAAAAGCGTTATCGTGGACAAGGACGATAAATATAATTGTATAAAGTCCTGATAGGGAGATGGCTTTAAAAAAAATAGGGGGTTCTGACTTAAAAAGATCGAGAAGTTTTAAAGACTTCTCGGTTAATTTTGCTAGAAATCCTTTCACTGACGATCTTTCTGTCGTACATAATGATAACTCCATTAAACAAGCAGTCAAAAACATAATTTTGACCTCTCCTGGAGAAAAACCGTTTCAACCGTTAGTCGGTTCGTCCGTAAACAGACTTTTATTTGAACCGCTAGATGCATTTACTGCAGATACTATTGCGGAAGAAATAAGGACGACAATCAATCAATATGAACCAAGAGTAAAACTTACGAATGTAGAGGTTACTCCAATCAATGAGGGAAATAAATTAAATGTATCACTTGAATATAAAATAGTTGGTTTACCCATTGTTGAAACAATAGAATTTGTTTTACAGAGACCAGAGTAATGCAACCAAATAACCTAACAGCATTAGATTTCGAAGATGTAAAATCTTCAATAAAGTCATATTTAAGAACTCGTAATGAGTTTACTGATTATGATTTTGATGGATCATCATTGTCGTATTTAATTGATCTATTAGCATATAACACGTATTATACCGCTTTTAATGCAAATATGGCAATGAATGAGGCATTTTTGCCTTCTGCTACAGTACGGGATAATGTTGTTAATATTGCTAAGTTATTGAATTATGTGCCTAGATCTATTAGTGCATCTAAATCTTGTTTAAAACTGAATTTAACAACGGATCAAACAAATGGGTCATATCCAACGTCAGTTACTTTGAAAAAGGGTGCTGTAGCATCAGGTGGTGCATATCTTTGGAATATTTTAAATGATATTACAGTTAGTGTAAATCAAACTACAGGTGAGGCTATACTTGATAAAGTTACCATATATGAAGGGTCTTTGGTTACTTTCTCATATATTGTTAATACATTTGCAAAGCAATCATATAAAATTCCTTCAGAGGATGCTGATATTTCAACATTAGTTGTAAAAATAAGACCAAACGAATCATCCACTCAGTATGACCTCTATAGTCGTGCAGAAACCGTTGCTACAGTAACACCCACAACTCGTTCATATTTCTTGTCTGAGACTGAGGATATGAGGTATGAGATAAGATTTGGTGATGATAGTGTTGGTAGAGCAGTAAAAGACGGAGAGGTTGTCGATCTTGAGTATTTGGTTACATCAGGACCTGATGGTAATCAAGTTGGTACTTTTAGTTTTATTGGAAAAATAGAAGATAGTACTGGTAAAGTGTATCCTACTGCTAGTGTTAACATAGTTACTAAGCAAAAATCTCAACAGGGAGATAGTGCAGAGACTGTTGAATCCATTAAGTATAATGCACCAAGATATTACTCTGCTCAATATAGAGCAGTAACTGCTCAGGATTATGCAATTATTACTAAAAACATTTATGATAATGCAGATTCTGTAGTTGCTTATGGTGGAGATGCATTGAATCCTCCTGTATATGGAAAGGTCTATGTTGTTATTAAAACAAAAACAGGATCAAATCTTAATGATGCAACTAAGAAGCAAATTGCTGCTGATTTGAGACCATATGCAATGGCATCTATCGATCCTATTGTAACTGATCCTGATGATGTGTATATCAATGTAAACGTATTTGCACTATATGATACTGGTTGTGGATCAAATGCTAGTGAAATTGAAACCGATATTAGTAAGGCAATTAGTGATTGGGGAATACAGACACAAATTAATAATTTTAATTCAACTTTTAGAGCACAACAACTTGAGAAGGCAATTACACTTTCTAATAAGTGTGTTACTGATACTTCACTTCAAACAACTATTTTGAAGTATATAAAACCAGATTCAAACCAAACAAACACATATTGTGTTTCTACAGGAGGTAATCTATATGATAGTGCTCCTAGTCAAGATGAAGGTGATGGAAGTTGTAAAAAGGAACCTGTAATCCTATCTGGTACATTTAGAACTGCTGATAGACCTGGTGTTGATCAACAGTTTGAAGATGATGGTTATGGAAACTTGAGAACGTTCTACAATACTGGTATTCGTAAAATTTATACAAGTGATACTGCAGGAACAGTAAATTATGAAACTGGTGAGATTTGCTTTGGTCCAGTTAATGTTATCAATGCTGGAGGAGGAATTTTTCTTGCTGGTGCAGTAACTATTACTGATGATGTAACTGGAATTGGTGAAGTTACTGATAGTACACTGTTACCAACAGATCTTCAAATTCCAGTTCAATTTATTCCTGCTAATAATTCGACTATTCCAGCAACAACTCCTGGAACTATTATCAATATAGTTAATCCAGCAGTTACAGTTGCTCCTGTTGGAACAGTTGTACCTCCTACAGTCCCACTAAATAGTTTGACACCAACGGATTTCAATGTAATTCCTGCTATTCTTGATATTCCTGCTATATCAAACCCTGGTTCAATCAACGATTCTAGTTGCTTCTAAAGTTAGATGAATATTAATAAAGTTTCCCAGTCGATTGCTTCTCAATCTCCTGAGTTCCTAAAGACAGAATATCCACTGTTCAATAAGTTTATTGAGTACTATTACAGGTCTCAAGAAAAAACTGGATTGGGTCAAAATATTATTAATAACTTTTTGCAATATCTCGATATTGACAAACTGGATATTAATATTTTGGGTGGTACTACGAAGGTAGTAGAAGCAATTACAGCAGAAAGTGATGAAATCGTTGTTGAGAGTGTTGATACTTTTTTAGATAAAAATGGTTCTATTTTAATTGGTGATGAGGTAATTTATTATGAATCAAGTACATCATCACCAAACGTTGCTTTAAGTCCTGGTGTTTCTTATGAACAGGTAAAATTAAAGTGGATTGGTCTTGCTCAAATCATTAATTCTTTTGATGGAACTACAGATAGATTTCCTCTTACTTCTCAATCTTCCCCAGTTTCACCACCAACAGCACAACATTTAATTGTTAGTCTATATGGCGAAGTTTTAATTCCTGGTGTTGATTATACTGTTGATCAAGATAATATTGTCTTTACAACTGCTCCAAGAGTAAGAGAATTGGGTGATGATACTAGTCTAACATCTATTACATTTTTAAACGGTTTTCTTGAGAATAATATTGTTGCTATTGATGATATTTCTCCAGATTTCGGAGATTCTAAGACTAATTTCCGTATTCAAAGAAATGGAGAAAAGTACGAACCTGTTGCGGATGAGTATATTTTAGCAGTTTATGATAATAAATTACTTGAACCAAAAAAAGATTTCTTTATTGACTCAGATATCTTCATTTTTAATGAAGCACCATTAAACGGAAGAATATTATCTCTTTATTCTATTGAAGCACCAATTCCTTCTTTTGGTTCTGGAGCAATTGGTTATGCACGTGTTAGTAATGATGGAAAATTAACATCGATTGAAATTAATAAAACAGGAAGTGGATATGAATACAAATATCCACCTCAAGTATCTATTTCTAGTGCAAGTGGAGATGGAGCATCTGCTTCTGCGTTAGTAAACGGTGTTAAGGACTCTATTTTATTGGATGGTGGTAAAGGTTATAGTGATACCAATCCTCCAACTGTTGTTATTCAAGCACCAACTAGTTCTGGTTCTGTTCAGGCAGAATTAAAAGCAGTTGTTACAAATGGACAGGTATCTAGTGTAAATATTACAAATTCTGGAAGTGGATATACATTTATTCCCAGAGTTTCTTTTTTACAACCTGGTGGTGCAAAACTTGGTACTGTTACTCTTAGTAGCACTAGTGTTGCAGGAACTATTGAAGTATTAGACGGTGGACAGGGTTATACTACACCACCAGAAGTTTATATTGATGAACCATTAGGAGATAATCCTGTAAAAGCAAATTTACGTTCAGTTCTAACTGATGGTAAGGTTACTTCAATTGTTATTGATAATGGTGGTCAAGGATATCTAACTACTCCTCGAATTGCAATTATTGATCCAACATCTGCTCAAATTTTAGAAACTGTAGTTGATTCTAATGGTAGAATTACTTCTATTGAACTTTTAAGTGGTGGTTTGGGATATGATGATGTTCCATCAGTTTATATTGTAGATAATAGAGAAGATGGTGGAACTGGAGCAATTGCTACAGCTTCTGTATTTAATGGAAAAATTACCGATATTAATATTAGTAATTTTGGTAGTGGATATTCTTCTTCAAATCCTCCTTCAATCATTATTCAAAATCCTCCAGAAGCAAGATCTTCTGTTCAAATTGGATTAAATGAAGTTACTGGTTTTACAGTCTCTAAAAAGGGAACTGGGTATAGTAAAGCAAAATTTGAGGGTTGTGCAAGAGCAGTTAGTGGTATTGTAGAGTATACTGCATCTGGAAATGCAGTATTTTCAAATAATACTACAGCAGCAGTTGCTGCTGAAAATGCAGAAGTTAAATGTCTTGATGCTCTTTTTGTTAAGAGACTTTTAGACAAGTATACTGAACAATTTCTTCCTGATGTTCCAGAACTTGATTATAGTAAAATTGACGTTAGAAATGCTATTAAATCTGTAAAAGATTTTTATTCTACAAAGGGAACTTCTTTCAGTATTGCATATCTCTTCAAACTTCTTTATGGTGAGCAAGTAACTGTATCTTATCCAAAAGATCAGATTATTAAACCTTCTAATGCAACTTGGTCTATTGATACAATTCTTCGTGCTACTTTAGTAAGTGGCGATCCTACGAATATTAAAGATGGATTATTGACTCAAGAGTTGAGTATTGCTGATGCTAATATTGGGGCAGCTAGTGCTTTAATTGAAAATTATATTTCTATTAAAACATCAGATGTTGAACTTTTTGAACTTGTTCTTTCTGAAGAAACTATTGATGGAACATTTGTAGTTCCTTACAAAACAAAACTTGCAGAACCTCTTGGTACAACTGATAGTATTATCACTGTAGACTCAACTATTGGTTGGCCAGAAAGAAATGGTGAATTTTTAATTGGAGATTCAGAATTAATTCAATATAAAGAAAAGTCTCTTAACCAGTTTATCGAATGTACTCGTTCTGTTAATAACATTGTAGAAGATTGGGATTCTGCAACTGAAGTCACATCTAATCTTCTTGTTTATGTAAATAAGGGAACTGCACAAGAAGTAGTTTTAAGTGTTGTTGGTATTGTTGATGCCCAACAAACCAGTTTAACAGATACTGGTTCATACTATCTAAAGGGTGATAAACTTACTGTATCTAAACTAGGTGGTACTTCCGTTGCTCCAGAATTAACAACTTGGTTGTATAATGTTAAAAAACTTATTGAAGTAGAAAGTATTACTTACGGTGGTGTTAATAATCAATTTGCTACAGTTACTTGTAAAAATAATCATGGACTTTTAGTTGGAGATCAGGTAACACTTTATGGTGCAAATCCAATTTTGTTTAATGGAACATTTTTAGTAAGATCTAGAGATAATGCTCTTGTTTTCCAATATCAACTTCCTCAACCAGCAGAAGTTGTTCCTCAAGGAAACATTTTGGTTTCAGTCGACCTTAACAAAGGTAAATCTGATACTACTGCTGTTTTAAATTCTATTGGTCCATATACAACAAATATTCAAAACTCGTTCTTTAGTAACGATTATGTTTATGTTGCATCTACTGGTATTCCTAATTATTCAATTGGTCCTTTTCCAGGATCAGCACTTTTACCAGGAAATCAACGTAAACTTAATAGATTTCCATTAAATCCTGAGACTATTTCTGTTAAAAATAACATTACTCCTGGTGCCATTGGTACTTGGATTAATGGAACATCTGTTTGGTCATATAAGTCAGATGTTACAAAAACTTTTGGACCAGTTACCTCTATTGATATCACAAATGCTGGTACTGATTATGATGCTTCAAACCCTCCAAATATTGAGATTACAGGTGGTGGTGGAACAGGTGCTACTGGTTCTGTAACTGTTAATGGTTCTATTACAGAAATTGTTGTTACGGATGGTGGTAGTGGTTATACTTCTTCACCTCTGGTTTCAATTGTTGGTGGTGGTGGATCTGGTGCTGCAGCAACTGCCATTGTTACTAAAGGTGTTGTCTCCAGTATTCTTATGAATACAAATGGAACTGGATATACTTCTCAACCATCTATTACAATTGTTGGTGGTGGTGGAACAGGTGCTACTGCTACTGCTTCGGTAAGAGGTCCAGTTAAATCTATTGCTATAACCAGTGGTGGTGCTTCATATACATCTAATCCTACAGTTAGTCTTAATTCAGGTTCTGGTGCTGTTGCACAAGCTATTGTAAATAATGGTAGAATTATTTCTATCGCCATTATTTCTGCAGGTAGTGGGTATACAACTGCACCAGAAGTAACTATTCAGGGTGATGGATTTGGTGCAGTTGCTCGTGCTAATATCGATCTTGACGGAGAAAATGCTGGTAGAGTAACAAGTGTTGAGATTATTAATAGAGGTATTAATTATATTCAAGGAACAACAGTTATTAATCTGACCTCTGTTGGATCTAATGCAACCTTTACTCCTAATGTATTTGAGTGGACCTATAATCTTCAAGAAACTACAACAGTAGATGCTGCTAAAGGTTCTGTATTTGCTGGATATAATAATCAATATGGTGGTGAATATGCACATATTTCAAATCCACAACGATTGAGATATATCCTTGGTGATAACCTTTTTGAGCAAGTTGGCACAGGAAATATTTTAGAACAAGAGGATCAACTCACACACTCTCCTATTATTGGTTGGGCATTTGATGGAAATCCTATCTATGGTCCATATGGGTATTCGGATCCTACAGATCAGTCATCTACAATTGCAAAATTAAATACGTCTTTTAAACTTAAAACAAATTTAGTTTTTGATGCAAGTACTAATCCAGCACCAGTTAGAACTGCTGGTCCTTTACTTTCTGAAGAACCTGCAGGAAAATTCATTGAAGATTATGAATATTCTTTTGGACTTGGAGATTTAGATCAATATAATGGTCGTTTTTGTAAAACTCCAGATTTTCCAAGTGGAAGATATTGCTATTTCATTACCATTGATAATTCTGACGCAGGATTAGCACAATTTCCTTATGTTTTAGGACCAACCTTCAATTCTATTGTAGATTCTTGGAATTTGAATAAGGATGCTATTCAACAAAATATTCCTACTGGAGTTGTAAGATATCGTGATCCATATGAAAATGTTGATATTGATGTTGAGAGAGCTCCCAATGTATCTACAAATGCAATAACAACGGAAGATGGTGATATTTTACTTTTTGATATCGAAGATGAAAATAAAGATGGTGTAATATCTCAAGAAGAAACTGATGATCCTGATCAATTGCTTGAAGAATCTCCTCTTCAGTTATTTGATTATTTCCCTAAAGTTAAATTTGATTCAAAGGTTGATATTGAAGTTGAAACTACAACAAAGTTTGAAGATGCTTCAGTAACTGGATTTACTATTGAAGATGCTGGTACGAGTTATCAGGTTGATGATATTCTTGTCTTTGATAATGCTGACACTGATGGTAGTGGTGTATCTGCTAGGATTTCTAAAATTACAGGTGAATCAGTAAGTGCGTATACTTTTGAAACGGTTGAAGATAAATTTTATGGTGTTCTAACAACATCTAATCCTCATAACATAGTTCCTGGAGATTCTGTTTTTATTGATTACACTCCTGTAATGGATTCAACCAATAAAACATTTGTTGTTAGACAATTTAAAGGTATTGAACAAATTACGATTGATCAAGCAGGATCTGGATATGATTCTGAAATTCCTCCCACTATTGTTATTGATGGTGACGGACAATCTGGTGAATTGAGAGCAAATGTAACTCCTACTGGTGCAATTAACGTTGTTGATATTATAAACTCTGGTTCTGGATATACTAAGAACCCTCGTGTTATTCTTTCTCATCCACAGGTGTATAAGAGAGCTGATTATTATGTTTCTTTAGTTCGTCATGAAAATTATGTTAAGATTAATGATGTAGTTGTAAACGATCTAAAAGAAGTATTCTTCTGTGGAAAAACTCTTGATGCAGGTGGTCTTGAAGTTGCATTTGTTGCTAAGTTCTCTGAACTTGGTGTTAAAGAATGGGAAAAAACTATTGAAAGTATTGCTGGAGTTAATTATACTGAATTTATAAAATTAGATGTTAGTGGTAATAATATTTGGGTAGTTGGTCAAAATAAACCAAATATAATTTCACTCAGTGCATATAATCCAGATATTATACTTTGTAAGTATGTTCAAGCAGATGATGGATTAAGTGCAACGCTTAGTTTCCAGAAGGGGTATGCAGGTATCTCTGGTTCAACTAGATCTGATAATATCACTACGATTAAGAAATATTCTGATACTCGATATATTATTGGTGGTTATACTAATACCAACTCTTCTAATCCTCAAGATGCATTTATAGCATCTATTGATTCTGCAGGAAGTTTTGCTGCAAAAAGAAAACTAGCATCTGCTTCTGGATCGGAAAAAATTACTGATCTGATTGTTCTTAGTGATGCAGTGTATTTCCTTATGGAAGTTTCTGCTACTGATGGTGCAGCAGATTCAAAACTTGCTTTTGGTAAGGCACTTGTTGGTACTTCTGAAATCACAATTGAGTGGATTAAAGAAATTGATAATGCTGCATATTCCTTTAGAGATACTAGTTTAGTTGTTGATGAATTTGATGAGTTTTATATCACATCAACTCTTGCTTTAAAAACTGATAATAATATTAAAGATGGTTTCTGGGTTGGTAAAATTGATACCTCTGGTGATTTGATTTGGAATTATCGTTATTCAGTTGCTTCAGGTAATAGTATTGAACTTGCTTCTAGAAGCACCATTGATATTTTTGGTGATTTAAATCTTGCCTTTACTAAAACCAATACTACGACTAATTTAAAGACAGTTGATACTGTAAAAATTAGTTATGATGGTAAACTTAAAAAGCATACTAATACTGCGTTTGATCAAAAGAATATTGAAGGTATTACTGCTAATGCTATCACTGTAGACAATTCTGGAGATCCTTACATATTTGGTCAAACACAATGGAATAGAAATGAATTCCTGTTTGATTTTACTACAGGTGGTAATCAAACTACAGATATTACTGGTCACTATACTCCAACTATTCTTCAAGCAGGTGATTCTGTAAGATTCCTTGCAGATTATGCATTTATTCAAGGATATCAAACTGCATCTCCTACTGTTTGGGAAAATGCTGCTATTAAGATTCCTGCAGCAAGTTTAGGAACAATATTAAGTGATAGTTGGACTCTTGAGTTCATGCTTTATAAAAATGGATCTGAATATCAGTCACATAGTCAAACTCAATATACTTTATTGAATATTGGTGATGCAACAGATGCTACTGGTGGTCTTTGGTTGTATTATGATGATTCGAGTGGTAGATTGGAATTAGTAGTTACAAATAATGCAACAGCAATTAATTCTGCTGGTGGTGCTCTTCAATCTACACTTACAACAATGTATGCCGATAATTCTTGGCAGTTCATTGCAGTTAAAAAAGATGCTAATGTCTTTACTGTATATGTAAATGGTATTTCTGTTTTAACTGGTAGTATTGCAAACACATCACTTGGTGGTAAAGATATTCATATTGGTAATATTCCTGGTAAAGGTGGTACTGGTGCTCAATTCCGTAAGAATGAGCAGTTCCAAGGATACATTGACAATCTTCGTTTAAAGAACCGTGCAGTAACTCCTACAGTTCCTTCTGATGTAACTACCCTTCCACCTATAGCATCTTATGCTTTAGCATATGATTGGACGGATGATGCTTGGTTTACGAATTATATTGAGAGATATGATTATATTGATTATGTTGGTTTTGGATTAAAATCTGATAAAGATTCTGATTCTGATAGACTTGGGGATAAAGGTTTACAAACTAATACCCAAATTGGATTTGTTAGAACTGCAATTACACCAGTTACAGGAGCAGCTTTAACCGTAACTAATACAACATTTGCTCTTGGAAGTGTTGGTCTTCAAGGTCTTGATTATGAAGATGCTACAATTAATATGACAGAGAATACTGAATCTCTTACATATACCAATGATGAATGGAGTTCTAGAACAGCAACAGTACCTTCTCCTGGATCTAAGAAACTTAATATTTCTGCAGAGATTAATAATCGTTATTACATGAAAACGACGAATACTCTGAAAATTGATAATATCCAAGAACTTACACTCAATCAAGACTTTAATATTACTATTGGATCGAAACTTGTTTTAAACAATACTTCTGGTTCGTTTGTTAATAGTGGTTATGTTTTAAGAGAAGATACTATTAATAATAAAGTTTACGTAGCAGTAAATAATAATGCTTGGTCAAATGATTTAAACACAGGTCGTTTGTCTACAGCACAATTTGATGAATCTAGTAGTTATGGAATTGTAGGACCAATTCCTTATGATGTTAATGTTATTACAGATTATAATTTTATTGATAAAATTAATACTACACCTGGAACATTTGATTTTGATCTTGCTGATTATAATTTAGATACAACTGCTGCTACTACTGGTAATGGAAACCTTGATGAATATGCTACATTTAAACCATTTGCTACTGAAGATTATAAAGTAAAAATTGTTGCAATTGCTGGTGCTTCCTCGTTTATTCCTGGATCTGTAGTTGATATTACTGCTAGTGATATTTCTTTCAATACTGCTAAATCAACAGCACAAATTACTAATTTAACTGGTGTAACTAAGATAACACTGATCTCTACACTTGATAAAATTCTTCAAGTAACTGCAGTATCAAATACAGATGAAGTTTATATAATTACTTCAGACAGACATTATTTCTCTGTTGGTGATAATATTAATATTGATGGTAATCCTACTCAAGAATTTGGTGGAACGGTATATGATGAATATGATGGATCTTTTGTCGTTAACACTGTTGTAAGTAATAAAGAATTTACATATAAATTAGATGCTGTAGCTCAAACAGATCCATCTATTACTGCTGGAAATGTTAATATTTTTGCTAAGTCTCCAGTTCTGAAGATGTACTATGGGCATCAATATTTGTTTGATGTTTCTCACTCTTCTATGGCAGGAACGAATTTATCTTTCTCTAGAGATAATTTGTATAAATTGGAATATTCATTCAACTCCATTGAACGAGTTGGAACTCCTGGTGTTACTGGTCAAGGACAACCAAGTCCAACTATTAAGTTAAAGGTTGATAAAGGTATTGTTACAAATATTTCCTATTATTTTGATCCATCTAGAACAGGGACTGATTCACCTATCGATAGTAATAGTTATTTGGATATTGTTGATTCTCCATATTTGGGAACATTTGATATTACATCAACTGCTGGTGGTACTATTACTCAAGGACCAAATATCTTCAAATTCCTTTTAGCTAATGAACCTGAGGGTAGTGCAAATATTATAACAACTACCTATACAACAAGTTCCAAGAAAGCTGTTGGTTCAATTGGTGATATTAGATTAATTAATTCAGGTGGATTCTATTCCAAATTACCTATTGTAACAGGAATTCAATCTTCTAGAAAAATTGAAAGAATTGAAATTGAAGAACCAGGAACTGAGTATGCTCCAGGTGTATATACTTCTGTTCCTATTTCTGGAGATGGTGAAGGTGGATTTGTTCAAATTACTGTTGCTGATGGTCAAGATGAAGAAGGTACGACTATTCCTGGTCAAATTCAAGTTGTAGACATCACATCTCCTGGTAAAGGATATACTACTGCATCTATTGATATTGAATCTATTGAGGGTATTCTTGGATCAGGTTTAACTGGATCTGGAGCAGTTATTAACGTAGTCATTCCTGCATTTGGTACTGGTGCGGTAATTTTTGCAAAAGGAACAAATGTTGGTAAGATTAAGAAACTTAAGAACAATAACTTTGGTTATGATTATACCCATGATTACACACTTCGTCCTGAAATTACATTCCCAATCAATGCTCAGTTAACTTCTACAAGTATCCTCGATAGTATTACCGTTACTGATCCTGGTTCTGGATATTCTCAATCACCTGCAGTTCTTTTAAGTGGTGGTGGTGGATCTGGTGCTATTGCAGAAGCAACTATTAGAAATGGAAGAATTGAAAGTATTATCATTAAAGATCCTGGTGCTGGATATTCTTCTTCACCTACAGTCGAACTTAGATCTTCCTTTAACTATGTTGTTAACCTTGACTTAGGTCTTCTTCAATTTGCCTTCCCTCATGGAATTGTAAATGGTTCTGAAGTTATATTAAATGTAGTTGATACTGGAGAAGGTACAGAATTCCCATTATCTTCAGGTGCTACTGGTAGATTGAATGGAAATACAACGTATTATGCTATTACTGGTACTGCTAACTCTCTAGAACCTGATCAAATGAAGTTGGCGATTACTGCAGCAAATGCTGAGTTGGGTGATGGTCTTGCCTTTGTAAACGCTGGTGAAGGAAGACAGCAAGTATTAACCAAAGCTTTTGGTGCTACAGCAGAAGCAAATGTTGTTACATCAACTTTCTTAGAGGGTGAACTTGTATATCAAGGTAGTTCTTTAGATACAGCAACTGCTACTGGATATGTGTCTACTAATGAAGGATGGCAGATTGGTCCTAGAATTCTTAAAATTGTAAATTATGATAATACGTTTACTAAAGGTGAAAGTATAACTGGTGTTATTTCTAAGTCTTCTGGTGTTATTAGTGACCTTAATATCGCTAAAGGTGTTCTTGAAATTGGTCCTATCACCAAAACTACAGGACAATTTATTGATGATGTTGGTAAACCTTCCGAAATTATTCAAAAGATTCAAGACTCTTACTACTATCAGGACTTCTCTTATGCTGTTAAGTCTTCTGTATCCATCGGTGATTGGAAAGATATTCTTATTAAGAACGTTCACCCTGCATCATTTAAGGTATTTGGTGAACTGAATCTAGAAGATTATGGTTATATTGCAAATAAAGAAATTGATTTTGAACTTACTAAGTCAGTTGAACTTACTAGAGAAGCAGTTGTACCAAATATTCAAAACTTTGCTTTAGCAGAACCCATTTATTCTGAATTTAATAATACTGAAGTATTATTCCGTCAAAAGAGACTTACATCATCTGAGAATATCTTAACTTCTGTTGTTCAAAGATTAGATGATATTTCTGGTCAATTTGACGGTGTTAAGACTCAATTCCCACTTACTGTTAACAGTGGTGAGAATGTTATTGCTAGTGGAGATCAACTTCTAATTGTTCTTAATGGTGTAGCACAAACTCCAAATACTTCTTTTGAAGTTCAGGGTGATTCTATTGTATTTGCAGAACCACCTAAACCACCTGCAAGTGTGAAATATGTAAGTGTCACTATAGCTGCACAGGCAACTAAGGATTTCGAACTTTCATTTACTAGTGGTATTTTCCCTAATATTGGTAATAGTCTTGTTGGTGTTGTTTCTACTGCTAGACTTACAGTAACTAGTGTCAGTGGTAATGTAATCAGTGGATTTGTTACTCAGGGTACCTTTATTATTGGAGAGAATTGTCAAGTAGGTGCGACAGGATTCTCTGGTACTCTTAGTTCGGTTACAGACGTAACTAGCACTGGTTTATTCTTATTCAATGAGAAAGTTACTAATTTAAGTGGAGATACAGCAAAAGTAGAAACATCGAACCTTGAAACTGGACAAGAAACACCCGTAGCAAAACTTCGTTATAGTATCGGTGCTGCAACAACTGATATTGAGTTAGTAGCAATTACAGATGCTGGTGGTGCAGTTCCTGCTGGATCATTTACACTTAATGATGATTATCAGATTGGTTCTGAAATTGTTACTGTTACTCAAGTTGTAAATGGTTCTGATTCAACAACTATTACTGTGACCAGAGGAGTTTCTGGTACTACTCAAGTTTCTCAACAAGAAAATACTCCGATTTATTCAACAGAAATTTCTGTTACCGATACTCTCACTTTAAGTAAGACTACAGGTACATATCAGTCAACTCCAGGATTATATGATATTCAATTAAATGATTATATTATTGGTGCTAAGTCTGGAGTAGTTGCTAAGATTACTGCAACTAGTGCGTATCAAGATCCAGTAACTAATGAATTTATTGAACAAGTTAATATTTCTGAAGGATCTTCTTTCTTTGGACTACTATTCAATAGATTGGCTTCTATTAGTTATCCAAACAAAGTTCTTGATAATATTTCCGAATCTCAAGTAAGTATTGTTGATTTTACTGATAATTTAACTGCTTTTGATTCTTCATTCCCACCTAGTGAAGCAATTAGTAATAATATCCTAATTTATGATAACGAAAGTGGTAATTTCACTGACGAAGAATTTATTAGAAATTATAAACTTGATTATGGTGGAAATTCTGGTGGTGAATTTGGAAATAGTGATAAGATTAATGTTAATAAATTAACCTTTAAAGATTCTGTTGGAAGTGGATTCTTATCTCGTGGTCAAGTTATCAGAACAACTGATACTAAGGCAGAGATTGTTGGATATAATGCATCACAAAAAACTGCGTTTCTTGGTAAGATCGGTAGATCTTCATATGATGGAAATGATTACCACACAGCTAAATTTGTTGGAAGTTCTCAAATTAACACTAGTAATAAAAAATATGGTACTGCATGTCTAGCACTATCTCCTGGTGCATCAGCACATACTTTTGTAAGTGGTGTTACGAATGCCATTATTGCTAGTAACGGTGCTACAGGATCATTTACTGCTGCTACAGGAACTACATATAACCCATTTACAGGTGATATGGTAATTGAGATTGGTACTCACACTCTCACTACATCAAATAAAGTAACTATCCTTGATAGTGGTGTTGTATTTACTTGTGCTCAAGATGGCAACACTGCAAATAAAGCATATCCTAGAGCAACTGATCCTTCATCTGGTCTTGCTCTCACAATTACAGCAGAGACAGATACTACAATTACAGTTAATGTTGGTGCAGTTGCTATCGATGGATATCTAACTGTCCCAACTTCTACCGAATTTGGATTTGGTACAGGAGCATTTACTATTGAATGTTGGATTAAATTGAATACTATTGCTGCTGGTAGTAAGACTATCTTTGACATGAGATCTGGTGCAACTGAACTTGCTCCTTATCTGTATGTTGATGGTGCAAATATTAAGTATTTCAATAATGGTAGTGTTACTATTACTGGTGCAACAAACCTTGTAGTTGGTACTTGGTATCATGTTGCTATTTCTAGAAGTGGTACTGATACCAAGTTGTTCTTAAATGGTACTCAAGAGGGTAGCTCATATTCTGATAGTAGTAACTATGGTTCTACAAAACCAATTAGAATTGGTGGAGATTATGCTGGTTCTGCAATTACTACTGGATATGTTGATGAGTTTAGAGTTTCTAATACTGCTCGCTATACTACAACGTTTAATGCTCCTGATGGAGTTTTCCAGGGTGATGCAGATGCAAAATTACTTATCCACTTTGATGGTACTGATGGACAAACTTATACTGAAGATTGGTCTGGTGGCGAATCTCTGACTACTGGAGAAGAATTTAATAACGATTCTATCTTAGAAACTACTCGTGCTATTGGTAGACACACTTATGATGGCGGTACTTCATCTAATGCCATTACAATTACTGCTGGTAGTGTTAATAAGGACGTAACTGACGCAACTTATGATTATGAAACAGGAGAGTTAGTATTAACAATTGGGTCTCATAGTTTTACAACAAGTGATACTCTTACTATTGGTGCTAATAAGTTATCCTTTACTTGTACTCTCGATAATAATGCTACATCACATACTTATCCAAGAACTACTGACCCTGCATATGGAACTGTTTTAGCAATCAGTGCTGTAACTGGTACAACTGTAACTGTTAACGTTGGTATTGCTTCTAAGGGATTTGTTAAGAAGACTCACAGATACTTAGATGCTGCTGATTTAATCCTTAAGAATAGTGACTTCATTAAGAAAGAAGTTGTTTATCAAATGAGACAGAGATATCCTGAGTTGGTAATCTTAGGAACTCGTTATACACCTACTGCTGCAACATATGATGCTGCTACTGGTTTATTGTCAATGACAGTAGA